ATCAAGAAAATTCTTAACGACAGCGAGAGAGAAGAAAGTCTTTCCAGTAGAAGACTCTCCAGCAATAGCAGTAATCTTATTCCCAGATACACCACCAAATACACTACCTGATACCAGTGCATTAAAAATGTACGAACCTGTGTCAACATAAGTTTCAGTTTCATCAATATCTGCTGCGAGTTTAGTATACTCGTCGCCAATTTCTTTTACAATATCTTTTAAAAAGTCCATCAAGCTACCATCCCGTATTGTTCACGAAGAATTTTTTTATAAGGAAGATTCTGCTCACGCAGTTCCTTTACCAGTTTGAGTTTTTGATACAAAGCAGTATCACCACCCATAGTCATTGCACTCACAATCGTTGCAAGTTCTTTATCGTCGATAGGAAGATCCATTATCCAAAAAATGATTCAAGGTTTACAGTTTTCTCAACGCTCCATCCAATAGCATCAAGAATAGTTTTAAGTGGTTCTACAAAACTTTTTTCAAATTGTAGATTATAGTCAATGTACTTGTCAAGGTTAAGTTCCTTTGGGAAATCCTGAATGAATGATATCACATTCTCCCTCATTGGATTCGGTTCCTTAAGATAACAAAATTTAATCTTCTCACCATTTTGGATGAGTGAATATTTATTTGTTAGTTTTTTATCCTTAACGTGATAATTGAACAGTAGAGCACCCCGTACATGAATGGGAGTTCCTTTGACATAAATCGAATTCCGACATTCATATTTTTTCACATTAGATGCTGTGCGAGGGAATGATATCTGCTCTGGAGGAAGAGATTTGAACTTTCTGCGACATTCATCGATAAAATCAATGACATCATCTTCAGTTCCACTCATCATCAATTTGAGACCATCCTTAATCATCTGACGGCAGGGAGCAGGAGTAGAGGACTTCACTGCCTCAATACCCATCATCTTCAGTTTAGGTTCATTGTATTGAACACCCTCACTGTTCCATACGTTGAGAATATAACGCTTCTTCGCAGTCCAGATACCACGCTCAGCGATATTCTCACGCTTCATCTGCATCTTCTGGTCATACGCCGAGACATAGTTTGCCAGTTCCTGATAGCACCTTTCGATGTACGGTTCCAACTGATCCTGGCAGATCTTATCAAGTATTCCCACAATTGCTGTTTTGTCGCCAGACTTATTAGCAAAAAATTTATCAACAAGAGGTCCCATATTAAGATAAATTGAGTCAGTGTCAGATGCGACAACATAATCTTCTGCCTCACTTTTTAAAAGATTATTTAGATAATCATTCATCTTATTCTCAATCCAGCGGATAGAGACTTGCCCAGAGAGAGTAATCGCTTCTGCGTTTGCGAGTTTGTAATATCTAAAATACTGGTTACCGATAGCGCCATAAGCAGAGTTAAGTTGAATCTTACGAGCCATCTGGATATTGTTGCACCGTGCAATTTCCTTTTCCAGATCTTTTGTTTTTTTCTTCTCATACTCCTGTTTAGCAGCAAGCATCTTCTTCTTATAAATGGTGCGATCTTTATAGATCTTTTCCATCAGTTCTGGAAGGAATCCACGAACATCTTTACGGAACATAGCACCATTAGCACAAACTGCATAATCACTATATGGTTCAAAATCAATCTCTTGTTTTAAGATTTTTTCAACAGTCGCGCTGGGATGTCTTTCCTCACAGAGGGTCTCTGGTGAGATATTGTACTGCATAATAAGGTGAGGGTAGAGACTATTAAGGTCAAAAGACACAACCCAATCATACTTTCCAGGAATCGGTTCCTTGACGTAGGCTCCTGCATACTTAGAATCCTTATCAGACTTTTCTTTAGGAGGAATAACAATATCCCTCTTCTTTAGATAGTTATATATGATCGTGTCCCACATGCGTACTTGATAAAACACATCTTCATAATTCACCTTGGCGTCATATGCCATGGTCAAAGCAAGTTCAATCAGTTTCATCTTGTCTTCCAAGCGGTCAACAAGTTCCACGTCAATGATGTTGTACTCTACAAACTTCTGCCACCCCTTGGTATAGAAGTCCTTGAATGTATCAAACTCACTGTGATCGAGTTTCTTCTGACCCAGTTCTACATTGGCAATGTGATCAAGTCGATAAGATTCTTGGTTGGTATAAGTAAACTTCTTGTAAAGATCAAGATAATCTAATTGAGAGATTCCTCCAACATCATAACTAATTTGCTTTCTACCATTGACAAAAAACTCCTGTTCAGTTACAAGTCCCCATGGAGACAATCTCTTCATTAACTTCTCACCAAGAACCCTGTCCATTCGTCGAACAAGGTATGGAATATCATATAGTTTACTGTTCCATCCAGTTACAACTTCTGGAGTATTATCAATCCACCAAGCAATAAAATCATTAAGGAGATCATACTCATTATTGAATTGCTTATAGTAAACATTCCCCTTATTGAGTTTAAAGGGTCCCTGTCCCCAAGTGACAATCTCTTTTGTAGAGTAATCCTGAATTGTAATCAAAAGGACTTCTTCAGCAGCAGATTCAACGTCTGGGAATCCATTCTCAGATGCAACCTCAATATCGATGGTTGCTAATTTAATTTTAGAGATATCAAATTTAATCTCTTCCTCTGAATATTTCTCAGAGATATATTGATAGATAAATCTTTCGTTGCCGTAGATTTTAAACCCATCTACGCCATCATATTTTTTAATGAACTCTCTACAATCCCTAACAGTTCCAGGTTTGATTGGTTCTACATACTCACCACTCAACGTCCTATAAAATGTTTTTTTATTAGAAGACACAAAAAGGGTCGGAGAGAATTTCTCACGGGTCATGAAGTGTCTTCCATCTTCATATCCTCGGACAAGAAATTGGTCCCCGACCATCTGGACGTTGGTATAAAACCTCACTTAGTCAATCCTTCGTAGAGTTCCTTGATTCTAGCATTTGGTTCGGCAATGGTCAAGATCTTATCGGAATGAATTTTGAACTCTTTTTGTTTGGTGATCTCACCCAACCAGGGTTGAAGAGTTCCGTCTGGCATCATGTTAAATGGTTCCACCAAAATGCAATCAGGTTCTCCAATATCGGCAGATTCTGCTTCTTGAAGTTGAGAGATCAAAGTTCCACCACTTTGAAAAATAATAACTTTAGGTTCCATATCAGCAATCCTCGCATCCGTCAGTTACAACAATAGATTGACTTTGACTATCTTCATCTACTTGAAGAATATCCTTCATGTACATGCTATACAGATCATCAACTGCATCAACGAATGTAACAATCCAGTCAAGAGGAACTGGGAATCTATAACCCTTCCCTAAAGCAATCCATGGACTAAGTTTGATTTCAAGAGATGCTCCACCCTTTTCGTTTGGAGTTGGATCTCCAGTCTTAACGATACATGGTTTGTTAAAGAAATAACCAACAACTTTACCTTCAAGCATCATTTCTTCAACATCAGAAATAATTTGTTCTCCCGTTTTTACAACGGCTAATTTGACTGTCATAATTTTAAATTCTTTGAATTAATACTAGCATAAAAAATAAAAGTGGGCAAGGGTTGATAGTTGCCAACCCCGCCCATGCGCCGACGATATTTGGGTTACCCCAATCTATTTAGAGGTAATCTTTACGGGCATGATGATCTGGAACAATCTTACCTAAGACAATTCTGAGGAGTCCGTCTTCAAAGGTGACTTCTCGTACCTCGGTGTCGTCGGATAAAGTCCACGCTCGTTGAAAACTTCTTTGAGCCACTCCCTTGTGGATAAACGTCTTGTCCGAATCGGCTCCCTCCCGTTGCCCTTCGACAAAAAGTTTTCCATACTCCGTGAAAACATTGACCTCTCCTTTTTTAAAACCTGCTAATGCAATCTCTAAATGTGATTCTACATTATTTACTTGAATAAGGTTATAAGGTGGATAATTCTTTGTAGTTTCATGAAGATTGAATAGACGATCAAAGTATTCGTCCATACCAATGCTGTTGCGAGTGATCTTATCCATCAAGGTATTAAGATCCGCAGCAGTATACCGTGTAAGGTTAGTCATTATGGTAGCTCCTTGTAAAAGCGAGTTTGTGTTGTGTGGACCCTTTCGGCATCCACTACTAATTATACAAGATCATAAAAAAAGCGGGGTGTTGAACCCCGCACTTTCTTATTCGGTTACTTCTACTTTTTTCTTAGATCCAATATTATACTTTTGCTCTAGGATCCAATCATTTTTATCCTTATAAGATAAGACCTTAATTTGATTCAGAGGTGCGATGTCAATGATCGAATCGCCATTAACTACAGTAATCAAACCCCAGTCAGACAAGAGTCTAGTAATTCTATTACGTCTCTGAATATCATTAACTGTCAGATTAGCGTGCTTGCCATCAAGTGCAAACAACTCCTTAAAGTGAGTAATAAAATATCTACCCTGCTTGTGCAGAATATGGCAGGATTGATAGAGTTTCTTCTCTTTGCGCGATGCTACTCCGATTCGGGTAAGTGTTTCACGAACCTTCAAAAAATCGTCAGGTTCATTTAACATAACTTCTACCATCATCTCAGGAGTCCAGTTTACCTGGGGTTCAATACTGTTTGTCATGCTGTTCCACCAATGTCAAGTCTTTTTTTAATAAAGTCGATTTGTTCTTTAGATAAAATACTCAATGCTTGCATTGCTTTCTCATTACTATATCCATAGTATTGTTTAACAATATCAAGATCCGTAATCTTATCCTTTCGGAGCCAAGGAGAGAATCTCTTACGCTTCCTCAGAGTATTTATATAAAATGAATATTGCATATCATTGGAGAGATGTGCGTTTTTATTCATTTCATTGGCAAACAAAACACAATCCAAATGACCAGATAGACACCGATTCACAATAAAAGCAGGATACTTTTTAATGCTATCTGGGTCTTCTTCCAAAAGATTTGTCTTAGTGTGATTAATCGAGTTCAACCAATCTTTTAATTCCATTACTTAAACACCGCAGTTACACTGATAACTTGAGCACCAGGATTACGAGCAAGAGCAACTTTACGAGCATCTTGATAGTCTGTGGCAATGACTTCTTCCTTAAAAACAGTGCCCGCCTTAAACAACTTTACTTCCACTTTCATAATTCATCAAAAGCAATTCTTTACGTGTTTTTTGATCACTCATGTAATCACCAACCGACCTCATTGTATATGTGAGATCAAATTCTGCAGCATTCCATTTAGGATCAGTAAAACGATCTCTAACTAACTGATCTGAGTTGTAACTGATCATCATATGAACGGAATTTTTACTGCAGTCTTCTGCAAATTTATCATGATTAAATCCCTTATGCATAGATCCCTTTTTACCATACAAGTTGTCTTTAATGTCATATGGGGGATCAAGATAGAAGAAGTCATCTTCTTTAGACTGTTCTAAAAGATAATCGTAGGAATAGTTAGTTATCTTCCAGTTCTTAATGATATTAGAAAATGTTGTTAATTTATTAATATTATTAACAGAGAAGTTACTATCAAATGCTTGTGGGGAATAGCATGAGGATTGTGTTAGTCCAGAAAAAGAGCACTTATTCACAATATAAAAAGATATTGCCGACCAAAGTGACTCTTGTTCTTCTATTGGTTTATTTAAGTACTCCAGAGATTCTTGGAATAATCCCTTACCAGAACCCCTGTCTGGATATCTAGACTTCAACTCCAATGTTTTAGTTTGCATTTCTGATCCAAACATCTGAAGTTGTTGCCAGAAGTTAACCAGTGGTTGATGGAGATCATTAACCCAGATTTTAATATTTGGGTTCTTTTTAGTTACATAAATGGCAACACTTCCACCACCAATAAATGGTTCTACAAACTGATTATAGTTACGAAGATCTGGGAAGAATGGATCCATCTTTTTACATGCCCTAGACTTACCACCAGGATACCTGAGTGGAGTCTTAAACTGTGCCAAAGGATCTTTGGGTGCTTTTGCCATTACACAATCTCCTCAATAAGTTTTTGGAGTGCTTTAGAAAAGTCTTCCTTCTTTTTAGGAAGGATGTTTTGACAAACCCACTCCATATCGTTGTAATGAATGCGAGTTACAATATTAGCATCATTCACCTTCATAGTTTTTACAACTGCATCGTAAGGTGCATATGCAACAGACATAGTTTTAGTGTCTACAAGCAGCATGTAGTCAAACTTTTGCTCCAGTTTTTCAATCCTATTCCCAGCGTAGTTCTTAAGGATAATATCTGAAGTGTTAGGAACTTTTTTATTGAACATTCCCTCCTTACACTTACACTCCCAGCGTTGACCATCTTTGGTCACAAAATCATGCCCCAGAGTGTCATTCATGCCAACATAAGTCAGTTGCCCATCACTATGTTTTGCAATGGATAGTTCGATAACTTCTGTACGAAGTCCTCTTGCTTGTGCTCTCTTCATTCCTTCAGAGGCAACAGCAGTTCCAAAAATTTCAGACCAATTAAAAGATTCAAAATTAATCATAACAAAAATAAAAAATCAAAGAGCAAGTTGTTTGCTCGGAGTAATAATTGGACTAAAGATCTCATTGTATTGTTCAACAATCTGATCTTGAGTCTCTGCAATGTAGATAACAAAATTCTTACTAATAGTAAGTTCCTTTACATTCTTACTGAGAAGAGGTGACCAAGGTGCAAATCCAAGTTCTCCTCTACCAGATGGAACAGCAACAATAGCATTCTCAATAATAATGCTATCTTCACTTTCAGAGATTAGATTAGCAATAACATCCTCACCAGAGGTAAGACGAATAAGTTTAACGTTCATTTGTAGTCTTTAAGTTCAGTGGTCAAAAGGGTATTAAAAAACTCAGTGAGTTGTAGTGTACTACCTGCCATTATACGATATCCAGTTCCAACATACAACTGCCCCATAACAACGGAGAATGTGGCAATGCCCCAGAAGATATAATAAAATCTAGACTTTACCTGTGCTTGAAGTTTTTCTTTTTTCATTTGAATTCATACTCCTTTTGTTTTTTTCTGTGAGTATTGTTTTGTTTAGGTGTAACCCATCTCAAATTACTAACAGAATTATTAGATAAATCTGGAATAATGTGATCAACATTTGCAGACTCTCTAATAAATTGTTTCGCAGTTTCTGGAGTTTTATTCCAATCTTCAATTGGAATAGGTGGATTATCATCTATAGGGAGGAAAGTTTCTGCTATGAGTCTATGAACATCTTGTTGTAAATTAAATGTCACTCTTTTAAAGTTGGCTTTAAAATAAGAATGATCATCAAAGGTGTCAACAGGTAAACTCAAAGAGCACCGCAAATACCCATCTTTACCTTCAAATAATGAGATAAATCTATTCGTTTTGGTGCTATAAATTTTTCCAGATTTTGTAGCGTAATATCCAGGGAGACTTACTCCGTAACGAACAATTGGTTTCATTTCAGATTCATCACCGAAGATATCAATCATTTGAATTCACACTCACACATAATTTCAGTTAGCGCCGCCAAAATATTAATTTCTTGATCGGCAACGAAGGCAATCTGATACTGATACTTAGCAATAATGAGCACAGCAGCAGGAATGGTAGAAGGGACCAAGGATTCGTAACAAGCATCGTAAATACGACGCAGAAGTACACTAGAATCATTGTCCAAATTATTAACGACCCACTTACGTACTTCAGGGAAGTTCTTTTCCTTAAGTTTTTTAACCAAGTCGCTGGTCTTAACATCAGCAAATGATGCAAGAATTGCAGAGTCGATTTTGCCACTTGCACCATAACGTTGACACTCATTTAAAACCCTCCTCCAGTCTGGGAAGTGTTTATTGATGATTTCAACAAGTACTTTCGGATCATATTCCACACCCTCTGTCTCAAGAATAGACCCGAGACGCTTGAAGAACTGCGATGCGATTTCTGGTCGCTTGTTCGTTGGGATGGAGAAGTCAACAACGGCACATCGACTGTGGAGTGGTTCAATAATTTTGTTTTTGTAGTTGCAGGTGAAGACAAATCTGCAGTTGCCACTAAATTCCTCAGTAAACGCCCGTAGGCAGAGTTGTACGTCGTGGGTTGTGTTATCTGCCTCATCAATGATGATGACTTTGTGTTTAGCAGTTGACGTAAGCGATACGGTCGAAGCGAAGTTCTTCGCATTGTTTCTGACAGTATCGAGGAATCTACCCTCGTCGGATCCGTTGATGACATAAACATCTACTCCAAGTTCGTTGCAGAGTGCTTTAGCAATAGTTGTCTTACCACACCCAGCAGGTCCAGCAAGAAGGAGATTGGGAACTTCGCCCTTAGACAAGAATTCTACAAAGGTCTTTTTGATCTCATTGGGGAGGATACAATCCTCAATTGTTTTGGGTCGATACTTCTCAACCCAAAGAAATTCATCACGCATAATTAATCAAACCCAATTTTGTTTTTTGGACAAGTAATAAAAATAACCAGATGGAGTCCAAGATTTGGACGTTCAATACATCTAGAGAGAAGTAGCAAAGTTATTGCCTGTGTCAGATTTACAATCATCATTCATTGTATAAGTTTTGATAGAGAAATTACAAGTAGGAAGGATAGCATTATTACTACATCCCACGATTTCGTTCTAGCAAAATAGGGGATAGAAATGCAATCTGCAATGAAGTGCATCAATACCCCCAGAGTGACGTTAATATGTAAGACAACAAAGTAAGCAGTAACGACTAAAAAACTACCTACAATCCTCATAGGAACGTCAACATTTTTCATCAGAAAGAAGAATCAGGTTCTAGAGCAATATAATAGGTCAGATCATGATCACTGTTGACAAATTTTGACAAAAGTTTACGAGAGATGCTGACTTTATATGATCCAGGAAGAATCTTGATGTTCTCAACTTTGAAATTAAAGCAAAACTCGCCATCAGTCTCACCAACAATAACTTGGAAGTCATTAGAAGTTTCGTTCTTCTTGTCATGAATAACAAGTTTTACAACACCCGCTTCACCAACAACAGATAGATCTGGAAGTTGGAATGCCAGCACCGCTTTACGAATCTTTTCAAGTTGCTCGGTAGAAAGATCAAACTCAACGTCCATTGTAGGGAGAGTGAGTGATTGATCTGGAGGAGTAACAATTACACTCGGTTCAGCAAAGAAATACTTTGAACGAGTCTTGCCCTCACGAATCACAACATGACCATCGTTAGAGAAGTCAAGTTCTGGTTGATTATGGAGGAATACTCCCCTAAGGAATTGGTTTAGATCGTAGATTCCAAAGTCTTTTGGGAATTCTTCTTGAACTTCTGCTTCCGCAAGAATGTTCTTCATGACCGAGATGGTCCTAATCTTATTACCTTTTTTGAAGAGGATTGACTGATTAATATCAGAAAAGTTTTTCAGAAGGTTGATAGTTTTATCAGAAAGTTTCATAGGTTCCCTTAGTTTCATTATGAAGTCCAGCGAAGTGATAAAGAAGAATACAATAATGAATTGCCTTCAAGATGTCTTGCTTTGACTTACCGTTCTTTTTACCAAAACGGGAAAGGTATTTGATTGCATTAGAGCGGCAGAATGGTTCTCCGTCACCAATGCTCCCAATAAGATCGAGAGTTTGAGTCTTTGAATCCTTGGATGTATAGTGAGATCGATAAGTACCAGAAAGGTAATCTCGAACTTCCATCAAAGTTTTATCTTCTTCATACTTCCAGAATCCATTCTTAGAAGTAGCATCAAGATTCAAATCAATTTTTTCTTTAGAATCCATAATAAGATCGAATGTAATTGTATCTGGTGACATTACACCAGGATTTCCAGTTATGCTGAATCCATCTTCATGCCAGAATGCTTGGGATGGATGATCTGAAGGATAAACATCACCATGTCCATCCACAGTGTAGTCATTGTTTTTTGTCATAGTACTCATAATGAAAAAAGAGAGAGGCACTATTATCCTCTCTCATTGTATCAGAAGGGACTGGGTTCGTCAATGTGAGGAAGAACCTCATTTGAGACTTCACTAGGCATCTGGAAATCTGCATCTACCTTGTCATAGAGTTCAAGGAATGCTTGCTTGGTTTCATCGTCAAAGCGGTTCACACACACTTGGATTGCCTTTGCCTTGTCTTGGAAGATGCTGTAGGCACGGATGATATGAACCAGGCGACGGGTGCTGATGATTTCCTCAATACCACCATCGTAGAAGGTCTTGCGGATGATATCACCCCAGTCCACCAGGCGCTTGCAGAAGTCTGCGTCGCTCACACCAAGAGACTCAGCAACATTCTGGATGATTTTGATTTCCTGGGCAGGGGTAGGATATGCCTGCTCAAAGGTCACTGGGAATCGCTCAAGGAATGCCTCATTAAGCACATTGGTGCCGATGAAGCGACCATCATCACTGCCCTTGCCCTTAGTGTTAGCAGTAGCAAATACATTGAACCCAGCAGCAGGACGAATATACGTACCAATTTTTTTCAGGAACACACCCTTACCTTCAAGGATGGACTGGAGGCATAGAATCTTGTTGGAAGCAAGGTCAATTTCATCGAGTAGCAGGATTGCTCCTCGTTGGAGTGCTTCCACGACAGGTCCGTTATGCCAAACAGTTGCCCCATCGACAAGACGGAAACCACCAATAAGATC